TTGACGTGGCTGGTTTTGACGTGTACGTGATGGAAAAAATGAACATCAACATCAGCACGTATAGAAGTCTGATGTCAAGATGCAAAATAAGAAGCAAATTATTTAATAAAAAAATAATTAGTAATTAAAATTTAAGGCAATGAAAAAGAATTTAAAAAAACCTATTCCTTCAAAAGCAAAGGATTATGAATTACAGTTCAAACTCGTTAAAGAACGTGAAGAATTGAGAAACTATGTGCATTTACTAATCGAAAAAATAGAAAATAGATTAGACATACTTGAAAGCCAGAAAAAATAACAATTATTAATAACCCCTTTAATTATGAAACTTATGATAACATTTTTAATATTAACATTGACAATTCCATTTTTTATAATGAATGAGGTGTCAACATTTGTAATTAATAACGTATTTAAATTAATACGCTGGTATTTTCCAGAGATATTTTAATGATGATAATATGTTTATTAACTGAAAAGAAAAAAAATAATTTTTATGAAAGGGGTATGGGGTCTTGAAAAAATAAAGATGTCGGTATATCCCCCCCACCCAGCCTCTTTTAACGCAAGTTGAATTTTGGGGGGGTATTTTATAAATAATTATAAAAATTTATGAAAAAGATTAGACAATTAAAAGTGAAAAAAATGTTGCAGCAATACAATGCTGATGATTCAACAATAGAATTAATTATCGATAATATTATATTATACAACTCTTTAATAGATGATTTTTTAAAAGGTGAAAAGGTAAATAAGTATTTAATGTATCAGCTTAATAACCAAATATTAAAACAAATAGAAAGTGTAAAAAAATTTAATATTAAATTAATAGAAACAGAACAAGAAGAAGATGAATTCATTAAGACGATAAAGAGCATAGGCAATATGCAACACCAAATGCCAGTAAATTATGCTGTTGTAAATAAGGATAGTGAAAAAAGAAATGTCGAATAAACAAATTGCAATATTATATGCCAATGAAATAATTTATAATGTAATACCTGCTTGTCAATATGTCAGACTTGCAGCAAAGCGTTTTATTAATGATTTAAACGATGAAAGATATTATTTTAATGACGGTGCTGTTGATAGTGTTGTCAAATTCATCAACACCTTATGTTTAACCGAAACAAATCAGAAAAAACATTTTATACTCGAAGACTGGCAAACGTTTATTGTTGCCAATTTATATGGCTTATATAGAAAAGATGGTAATATGAGGAAGTACAAATATGCATATATTGAACTCGCAAGGAAAAACGGTAAGTCACAGCTTGTTACAGCGTTGGCATTATATCATTTAATATTTGATGCTGATGCACAAGTAATTATAAGTGCTAATAGTCGAGAACAAGCTAAAAATGTAGACTTTAAAAAAGTCAAACAATATGCTGCTATGCTCGATAAAAAAGAAAAGTATTTAAAGCAGTATTACAATTCGATAAAATTTAAGACCAACGAACTCATTGTTACTGCTGCAGAAGCGTCTAAATTAGATGGTCTGTCGGCATCATTTGCCATAATTGACGAACTTCACGAAGCACCCGATAATAAGATGTATAATGTTATAAAATCATCAATGGGTGCACGTGAAATGCCAATGTTTATTGTCATTACTACTGCAGGATTTAATACTGAAAGTTTTTGTTATAAACTACGAAGTTACACCATAGACGTACTGCATAATATTATTGAAGATAATAGTCAATTCAGTATAATATATACAATTGATGAAAATGATAATTATGAGGATGAAAAAAATTGGATAAAAGCGAACCCAAACATTACAATATCTGTTAATCCAGATTTTCTTGCAGATGAAGTAAATAAAGCAGTGCAGAACGAAGCTGAACGTAATGGTGTACTGGTAAAACATTTCAATGTGTGGACAAAGGCAAATACAGAAGAAGTCTGGATACCTGAAAAATATATTGTAAATAGTATGGAAAAAATAACAATGGATGATGATTTATTTAGTGATTTTGATTGTTGGGTCGGTATTGACTTGAGCAGTGTGAGTGATATCACCAGTGTCACGAAGATGATACAATTGGATAATAAGTTATATTTTTTTAATGATTTTTATATTCCTGAAGAATCAATAAATTCCAATATAAATAAGGATTTATTTAGAGAAGCTGCAGCACGTGGTGAAATACATATTACGTTTGGAAATGTATGTGATTATGATAAAATACTCTCAGATTTACTGGAAGTAAATAAAGCGCATCCAATACAATGTATAGGTTACGATAAATGGAATTCAACACAATTTATTATAAATGCCACAGAAGCAGGATTATTTTCACAGTCGTACAGCCAGACTGCAGGTTCACTAAATAAGCCTATAAAGGAATTACAAAGACTTATAATGACTGGTAATGTTATAATACAAAGGAATAGCATTACCAAATGGATGTTTATGAATGTAATAATAAAGCAGAATCATATGGGTAATTTATCACTTGACAAGAGCAGTAAAAGTAAAAAAATTGATGGTGTGGCAAGTATGTGTAATGTTCTGGGTTTATATTTAGAAAGTCCACGTTATGTATTTAACGTGTATTAAAAATTACAATTTCTTGTATTTATAAAAAAATAGGTTATATGGCTAATATTTTTAGTAGATTTTTTTCGAATAAAAAAGAAGAAAAGCGTGAGTATGAAGAATGGACAAATCCTATTTTTGGCACAGTATCCTTCAACACCTTTTCACAATACACACAGAGCAAAGCAATGAAATTAAGTACAGTATACAGGTGTGTAAATTTAATATCTGACAGTATTGCATCGCTTCCGTTTTATCCGTATACATATAAAGATAACTGGAAATATATTAATTATGATAGCACATTATATAATTTGTTAAACGTCCAGCCTAATCCTTATATGGGAAAATTCATTTTTATGAAATTAGTTGTAACGTCAATGCTTTTAAAGGGTGCTGCATATATATATATTGACAGGGCAAAAAATGGTAGTGTTGTTGGACTGACTTTGCTTAATGCCGATAATATAGAAACGGAAATTAAAAATAATGATGTAATTTACTTCGATAAAATAAATAAAAAAGCATTCGACAAGTCACAGTTAATAATTATCCTTAATTACAGCACAGACGGACTTAACGGAATTAGTACATTATCATATGCTGCATTAACATTAGAAATTGCATATAATACAGATGAGCATAGCCGTAATTTTTTCAAAAGTGGAGCAAATTTGGCTGGCATTCTGCGCCCACTTGCAGGTGTTAACATCGGCAAAGAAAAAGCATTAAAAGCCAAAAAAGATTTTATAAATGCACTTAATAGTGATTTGGGCGGGCAATCAGGTGCAATCGTAGTACTGGATAGTGGGTTGGAATATCAGCCGATTACAATAAGTCCGAAAGACAGTCAGTTAATTGAAAGCAAGCAATTCAACGTTGTTGATATATGCAGATTTTTCAATGTTCCGCCTTCATTAGCATTTTCGGAAAGTGGTAAATTTTCAACAGCAGAACAGCAAGGGTTGGATTATTTAAATAACTGTTTACTTCCAATAATAGAAAAGTTCGAAAATGAATTTTTTAGAAAACTATATCTTCCGTCAGAATGGGATGTAAGTGATTTGAAATTCGATACGGAAAACTTAGTAAGATTAGACGCAACAACACGTGCAGATGTTATGGTAAAATTACATTCTGTTGGTGGTTATACAACAAATGAAATAAGAGAAAAACTTAATTCAACATTCCCTGTAAATGGTGGTAATCGTGCGTTTATTCAAACGAACCTTCAGCCAACAGACGCATTAATTGCAGAAAATAAGTTAGATAATAATTTAAAATAATATGGAAAAAGAAGTAAGAAATTACGAAATAGAATTACGTGCAGACGGTGATAAAGGTATTGTTGAAGGTTATGCACTTTTATTTAATACTCTTTCACGTGACTTGGGCGGTTTTGTGGAAGAAATATTACCATCTGCAATGAATGGTGTATTAGAAAAAAGTGATGTTCTTGCTGTACTCAATCATAATGAAAATAAAGGGGTATTTGCAAGGTCACGTTATGGTAAAGGTTCTTTGCATTTAGAAGTAGATGATAAAGGATTGCGTTACTGGTGGAAAATTGGTAAGTCAGCATTACATCAAGAGTTAGCAGAATTAATTGAAAGAGGTGATATATTCAGTTCATCTTTTGCATTTACAGTACGTGAAGACGGTGAAACTTGGGAGAATATAGGTAATGGTATGTATAAACGTACAATAACACAATTTGATGAATTATTTGATGTTAGTCCTGTGTTTCGTCCTGCCTACGAAGCAACCACTGTTGGTAAGCGTAATGTTGACAAAATTGAAGAATTGAAGAAATTGGAAGCAGAAAAAGCAGAAGCAGAGAGAAAAGAAAAAGAAAAAGTGGAGAAAGTAGAGGAAAAGAAAAAGCAGGAATTAGATGATTATTTCAAATCATATGAAAATATTATACAAACATTTAAAAAATAATTGTATTTATAAAAAAGTATATATGGACTATAGTCAACTTATAGAAGTAAGAAAAAATAAACTTCAAGAACTTGAAGATATTTTCAATACAGCAAAAGCAGAAGAAAGAAAAATGTCAAATATTGAAAATACTGCTTTTGAAAATGTGAAGAAAGAACTTGTTGAACTTGACCAACAAATAGAAGAAAAAAATAACGAAAAAAATAATATTAATATTATAAATAAAAGAAATAATAAAATGGAAAATAGATTTTCTCTTATAAAAAGCATTAGAGATTATGTTGAAGGACGTGGTGCATCTGATGCTACGCTTAGTGTTCTTGAGGCAGGAAAGAAAGAAATGTCAAATGCTGGTATATCATACAGGGGTCAGATAATATTGCCCACAGAATATCGTGCAATTATCAATGCAACAACTGATAGTCAAGGTGAATATATAGTTGCTGAAGATAAAATGGGTTTACTTGGTGCGCTTCGTGAAAACCTTGTTGCAGTTAAGGCTGGTGCAAATCTCTTAACTGGACTAAAAGGTGACGTATCAATTCCCGTATATGCTGGTACTTCTTCATTATGGAAAGGTGAAAATGCTGATGCTGGTGATGGTGCTGGCGCATTCTCTGAAGTCACAATGTCGCCGAAAAGGTTAACCACATACATTGATGTATCAAAAATGCTTTTGGCACAAGACGGTGCTGGTGCAGAAGAACTTTTAATGAATGACTTAAATGAAAGTATTCTTGCAAAACTTGAAAGTACAATCTTCGGTAGTGCAAGTGGTTCAACAACTCAACCTGCTGGTATATTTTATGGTGTAACAAATACATCAACTGGTAGTACTGATTGGACTAAAATTGTTGCTCTCGAAACAGCAGTAAATACGTCTAATGCACTATTTGGCAAACTTGCATACGTTGCCACACCTGCATTAATGGGAAAAATGAAGACTACTGCAAAAGATAGTGGTAGTGGAATTTTTATTGCAAGTGAAGGAACACAAGTTAATGGTTATCCATTATATGTGTCAAGTGCTGTAGCAGCTAATAGAATTGTATTCGGTAATTTTGCTGACTTATTAATTGGTTCTTGGGGTGCTATTGACATTACAGTTGACCCTTATACACAAGCTGGTAAAGGTGCTGTTAGACTTGTTGTAAACTCATATTGGGACGTTGTAAAAAGACGTGCTGCATCATTTGCATATGGTAATTTAAGTTAGTCTTTTTTATCATAAGTTATTTTTTAAAAAGCCATCAGTATATGTGATGGCTTTTTTATTATTTTCCTTGTATTTATAATAAACATTTAGATATGAATTTACATATAAATCAACTTAAAAGGCAATTAAATATTGAGCAGGAATATAATGATGATAATGCAATATTACAGCATTATTTAGATGTTGCATATGCATCATCTTGCGAATATTTAAAATATGATGTAAATACATCATTATCGGGATTTACTGGAAATACATTACCTACTGGTTTTGTACAGGCAGTTATAATGTTAGCAGCACATTTTTATTTAAATAGAAATATGGTATCATTTGCACAAGGTGCGGAAGTACCATATAGTTATAGATTTTTACTTGACCCTTACAGAGATTTTATAGTAGGATAAAATGAATATAAATAATATGCGACATAAGATATATGTTAAGCAAGCGATAAGCGTTCGTGATGCTTTTGGTGCTGAAACAATAACATATAAAACTGTTTTTAAATTAAAAGCAGAAGTAAAATATATTAGTGGTAGTAAAGGTGTGGATAGAAACGAAATATTTAGTTTTACAAACGTCCAATTTATTACACATTATCGTGCAATTACTGAAGATATGATAATTGTTTGGAATGATAAGAAATATCGTATTAATTTCATACAAGAA